TAGTGTAAAGGAAAGGGTCTGCTCCTTGATTAATTGTAAGGGCTACCGTTGTTTCCGTACCATTGCTATTGATGACTCCAAACATACCCGAAGAATTTACCCTAAAGTAAATACCATCTAAAGGAGCAAAGGCGGTTGTAGCCCCTCTTTGAAATAATCCAAAGTCAATAATAACATTAGCTACGGGTTGAGCGGTGAAACTAACAGAAGTTTCACAAACTATGTTCTGCGTTCCACCAATAGGGAACATGGCAAATGTTCCAAAGTTTAACCCAGTAGTTGTAGTAGTTATACTTGATGAGTTGGTGGTGATTCCACTTGCTGTGATGGTCGCTGCTAGTGTAGTAAAGGTAAAGGTATGCTTACCCGTATTCTGAGCCGTATAGTTAAAGAGTTCTTGATCCACGACATTATCATGGGCTACACGAAGTCTAAAGTCTTTATCTACTTCGGGAGATAGCATCTCACGTACTCCTGTCAGCGTACCATCATCAACCTCAGAAAACATAGCCTCTGCATTAAGTGATCCACCTCCACGCTCTGTTCCATCTGCCGTAAAGCCGGGTGCTACTACTTGAAGATTATTGTCTGTGTCAACACTTGCAGTTCCTACCGCTGCTGACCCTGTTTCAATTATTGCCATGTGTATAATATTTTTCGCTTACCTCGAATGCGTCCCGAAGCATAAGCCGTTAATGTGAATGTTCCTGTGTTTGGTTTTGCCGAGAAGTTTATTGAATCCCACTCGTAGTCATCTCCCACTCGTGATGTAGCTACGTTACCCGAAGGCGATACGCTAACGAGTGAGGCAGGTAATACACCCGCTTGAGTAATGGTGAACTTCTTACCTTGTACGGGTAATGAACCGAAGTCTATCTCTGTTTCCGTTAGGGTTAATCCTCCACCTCCACCTGCATAACTATCGATCAGCAAATCGACCGCCACCTTCAATGCTACGGCTGAGGCTGCTATCGGGTTGGTTGAATCGGTATAGAGTAACTGATATTGTTGTTGTAGCTTTCCCGTTTCAAAGTCATGCGCCATGAAGATAAAATAATCGCCATTGACAGAAGTGGTGCAATAGACCTTTTTGTAAAGTATCTCATTGCCACTCTCTGTCACCTTAATGATGGTGCTTGAAAGGGATTCAAAGGTGTAGGACATTTATTTTATGGAGTTATAGCACCTACCGCCTCTGCTACTGCAATCACCAACTCATGTGCCGATGGTTGTGATCCACCGTTATAGAGGTAGGTGGAATAAATTCCATTGCTTATATCGAGATTATGTTGTATGCCAAAATGTAGGCTAGCGTAGTTTGTCGTTACCGAGTCTGCGACTGCTAAAAATTCATACACTGAGAAATAATAGAATCTTGTTGCTACTGGTACACCATTATCTGTTATCGATACTTGAATTGATGCTATTCCAAATGATCCGAATTTTAACGTTGGTTCTAAGATGTTAATTGTTTGTCCCATGATTTTAGTTTATTTAAGATTTATTTTTCTGATTTTTCTGTGTGTTCTAGTAGTAATAAGTATTCCCATATTGTTAGTCTAGTGCAATCCACTCCGAACCTTTGATTCACTAACACCCGTTGAAGGAATCCATTCTCATTGGTCATTGCGATTTTAGACGCTGGATGTTCTGTAACTGATAGTCTGCGACCTTCTGAACCGCCTCTAAATAACTCGGCAAATCGTCCTTTGATAGCTTGGGCAATGGCAGCATATCCCCTAGCTGCTCTAATATAAAAAAATCATCAACCTTCGATCCCTCCTCTGACCATCTTGCCATCTTGATTTTGTTATACTCAGGATCGTAAACGTAGGGGCTTTCATTCTCATCAAAGTATCGCACCGATGCGAACTTTAGATAGATGTCCTTCGTAGCGATGGGAAAGGTAACCCTCTCCTTTAGCATATTGACGATGTTAGCAAGGTTGGTGATGTTAATCTCTTTGGGGTTGTTAATGGTCTTCTCAAAGGCTAGGATGAAGTCAAGCAAGTCCTCTTTCTTGAGCCTCATATCCCACTCCTCATACACTTGAAGGGCAAGGAGTCCACGATTGGAGAACGTATTGAAGATGTCCTTTATCTCGTAATACTGAACCCCTTGATCTATGAAGGCGGGTACTATCACATGACCTTCTTCTAAGTTCCATACCTTCGGTTTCTTTGCAAACCACTTACTAATTAGTTTCTTAATTCTTTTCATATTAGATTATTCTTTTCCATGTATTGAGTCACTTCTACTTCGATTGAATGTGGATCATTTCCATACCTTACAAGTAGTCCTGACCTTAATAGCTTCCATGCACCTGTTGACCATTTCTTCAACTCCAATCTCTTCTCGGCTACCCACCTCTCAGGCTTGCCAACACAAGCACACTTACCCGCATAACTAAATCCCAATTCCTTTAATGTCATTCTTCAATGATCTGTTTACTTAGCCATGTCGATAATGATGACAGGGCAGGGATGTAGATGATGTATAGAATCGCACTTTGGTAGGATAGTTCATAGGTCATCCAAAAAGGAATGATGGAATGGATCGATGCCATACACGTAGGACAATTGAATAGGGGCTTAGTTAGATCGTAATGGACTTTCTTTTCAATCCACAATCCAAGCCTACGAAAGATCATACCCTCTCCAAAGGAAAGGTAAATGCCAATGATAGCAAGGGCATTGATGACCATTAATAGTAGAATATCTATCATACTATGGTAGTGGTGTTAGTAACGTTTAACTCAAGACATGAATAGTTCACATAGCCATAAGTAAGTATTACTGGATCACCATTGGCATCAAGTATCGTTATTGATAGCGGTGAATTGAATGGTGTGAATACTCCTGTTGGATAGTTAGCCGTTGTGATCTCGATGATGCCGTATTGATCTGATGTCGCTACGTAGTCGTATGTCTTATTGCTCACGTTATCTTTTATCTTAATGGTGTACTCGGTATCGGCTTCTAAGCCTTCAATGTCGAATGTGGAGGCGCAAAACTCTATCTCAAGTGGATAGCACGATAGACAGTCGGTTGCATCGTCAGGGTTTACTGATGGAGGACATGGGGTGCAACTTCCTGTGGCTTCGCAAAGGTCAGCATAGGCGTATTGGGTTGCTGCTTGTTCGCCACTTAAGTCATCTATTAAAATCAATGCAACGACATTACCCCTAACAGGATCAGTTGCGGGATCAATCGTTAAGCCTGTCCATGAAATTGTATAAATATCATAGGTAGCGTCGCTTGTTATTACCCATGAATAAGTACCTCCAAAAAGACCCTCGTAAGTAGTTTTTAAATATGTAAGAGTAGCTACCACAGAAGCAAGCGGACCTGTATTTCCTAATCCAAATTCAAAAACATCAAGCAGTGTGATTTGTGTAAATGAACCCGCTTGCGGAACTCTTAGTATAGCTGAATAAGATAAAGCCATGACGATTGAATAATTAAATTAAATCGGGATCATCGTATGCTTATCAGCCATTGCAAATATAATAAACTTTAAAAGAACTTTACAAAATTCTCCCTAAATGTTTGACAAAGATAACGCCACGTATCCATATAATCAGCGTTTCGGGTTTCATCTTTACGATCTTTTAGTATCTTCATCTTCTCCTCCACATACACCACCTTCACATGATTGAGGTCAAAGATTAACCCCTTGCATGATGGATCGATACTAACATTGCCATTTTGAAGTACACTATTGACAAGCACATAGCTATCAGCGTGAGAGAAATTAACCCTATGTTGTTTCATCTGAGCATTGCCTAATCCTAAAATGCTTTTGATGACGCTATAATAATTGATATTACCTTGAGTAAGTGCTGACCTCGCTGCCCCAGTACTATCTCCCGTTACTAAGAAAAGCGAACTAACAGGCATATCGGCTTTGATCTGATAGCATAGCGTGTAGATGTCACTATCCGATATTCCCCACTCCTTAAAGCATTCTATCCTATCCCCGTAATCATGGTAAGCCGTACACGTGATGGGGTTGCAGTTAAAGTCAAAGGATAGTATGACCTCTAAATGAGGGTTATAACTACATGGCTTTACGTGTTTGGCTTCATCAAAGGCATAGGCGAACCTATTCTTTGTATCAAAGGCTGACCAATCCCCTATGATATGCCTACGGTACGTCATTTGATCGAGCCTCGTTAGGTTCTTCATGTACTGCTCGTCATTGGCAAGGATGGGATTATCTAAGATGGTAGCAGGAAGGTAAAACCAATCATCGGGTAGTTCGTTATTGATGTAAGCCTCGTAGATTCTTTTCTTTACCCAGTTCTGAGTAGGGTTAACCGTTGCTAAGATGATAGGCTTGGGCATTGGGTCAATCCTCCATCTTCCTGCTCTGATAAGGCAAATGTCTAATAGCCCCTCTTGAAGTTCTTCTATCTGCTCAAGTAAAAAGCCGTTCACCTCAAGCCCCTTAAAGCGGTCAAAGTCCTTATCGTTCTGATAGTCCTCAGCCATGAAGATGATACGACTGCCATTGGTGAACGTGGCGGTCATCTCCTGATGGTTGAAGGCTTCTAAAAAGTTAGATGGGCAAACCTTTCGGAATGTTTCTAAGGCGGTCTTCTTCATCGTGGGTATCGAATCCCTGATGATAACCCATTTACTCTTTGGGTAAATCTTACAAAGGATGATTAGGTAGGTAATAGCAACATAGGACTTTCCGCCTCCCATCGCACCACCATATACTAAGACCGTATAATTTTCTGAATCGCAAGCCTGTATAAATTCGTCTTGCTTTGGGTAGGGCTTAAAAATTAATTGTTCTGCCACCGATCATATAGCTTTGGGTTACCTGATTATCTACTTTGGCATTAATGAACTGATCGGGCTTACCATAAAGGTACTCCATAAACATCTTAACAAAAGCGGGGTTTCCTGCCTTAGCCTCTTTACAAAGCACCTTCAATACATCGCCCTCATAGGGGGTTAGTTTCTGAACAAGGGATTGTCTTTCTTCCTTGCGCTTCCTTCCTGCTCCTTCTCTTTTTCCGCCTTGAGGCATTTGATTTATTTCTTGATATTAATATTTATAACTTACTGAAAATGTGTTTAATTGGTGGTGTTATTTCAACTACTCCTTCACCCAATAAATAGGTGTGCTATTTTTAATCGTTTTAATTTCGGGGCTTATCCCTCTCTCCTCCCAAAACTCCCTAACCGCAACCTCAACCCCTTTCAATGCCCAGTCATCAATGATGATGAAACCGCCTACACTTATCTTATCGTATAACTGTCGAAGCGCAAAGATAGTAGGATCGTACACATCCATATCAAGTCGAAGCACCGCAATCTTATCAGGTTGCATCGAATCCATTGTATTCTGAACCCACCCTTCTATTAGCTTATACCTTACCTTTTGAGCAAGTCCCCATCTAGATAGGTTATCATTAACCTCTTCTTTTGGATGAACCGTAATGCCTGATGACTTTAGCAGTTCACATAAAGGCACGTTAGTATTATGAGTAATCGCTCCTATGCCTGCCTGCTCCGTATCTTTTGATCCTGCTAACTGAATGCCTTCAAAGGAATCATAACCCCAAAAGGTCTTAGATGTCGATGGGTTGGCACTAAGGCATCCAAGCATCATAAAGGCAAAGTTCCCTCCACCTGCTATCCCACACTCGACTATATCCCCTTCGATGTTATGCCACTCGGACTCATAGCCTAGCTGATAACTATTCGCCTGCGTTTCTTTTGTGGAGTAGCAGGCGTGGGTGATTAGTGGGTATTGGTCAATAGGATGGTTCATTTCTTCCTAAATGCTTTAATGTAAATATACACATTATAGATCAATATCCATGAGATAAGTAGGGTGAAGGGTAAAGTTACTACCCACCAATCCCAATTGATTAATTCATTTACCTTAGCAATTGACCATATCAATCCTATTAAGGTCATTATGTAAATACTTATTTTATCTCCCATTACATTCCTTGTGCTAGTATTATTGCTTTCTTATCCGTTACATCGAAGTTAAGTAATCCTGTGCAAGGTGTTGCATCGAGTCCCATCTTTGCCACTATTAGACTAAGTATGGACTGGTCATGTCGTGATCCTAAGCACCTCGCATCTTGCGACTCTGTTCCGTTATCGTTATTCCATGAACCTTTGAATAGATCGACATTTAAAAGCCACTCATCAAAGATAGCTTTTCCAACTTGACTTGACATATCCAAGCCCACAATCCCACCAATGCAATGCTTTTGGGTTGTTGCCTCATCCCTTGTGAACTCAAAGGCTTCTAACTGCCTATCATTACACCATTGAGCATTCGACCACCCACCATCAAAGATAAGATACCCATGCTTTTTGATGTGATCGAATATAGGCGTTGGATCGTGTTGAAGCCAACATGATGAGTCGAGCCATAGGACTATGGGCGTATCATTAGACGCTATCTGCATCATGTATAACTTAAAGGCGTAGGGTAGTTGGGCGTGGGTAGGTACGGATGATGGGTAATGCACGTATAACTTATGCGGTGCTTTCATCTTCTCGCACGAAGCCTTTAGCCTTGCGATGCCTTGCGGATACCATGCACCCACTCCGAGTGATACTATTGTGTTCATCTTCTTTTGGGTACGTATAAATAGTAATACATTATCTCATCAATAAAATGCTCATCTTCTAACTTGACCAGTCCCGAAGCCTTTAGCCGATTAGAGTAGTCTAAATCTTCGCCATGCCTTAGATTCACATATCCAATCTGTTTGGCTATATCTGTCTTGATCGGGTTAAGGTGGTTCAATGGTCTTTGGTAGGTCACCGTTCCACGATTACGTACATCAGCCCACTTACTAAACCTCATCGAGTGGATGAAGGTGAAGGGGCTTCTGCCATTGGTCGTTATCTGACCCTTGAAGCCTACCGCCTTCGCTCCCTTGTCAATACCCTCGTAAACCTTTTCGATGTACTTAGGGCTTATCCTATCATCGGCATCAATGAAGGTAACGTAATCTGTTGACACTTGCTCTAACATCATCTGTCTATATTCTCCTATCGACTTTTCACCTCTATTGGCGTGCTTCATTATCACCACATCACGCCCTTTTATCTGAGCCGTTATACTATTCGCCAATTGGTTGAATAGCATATCGTGTTTGAAGTAAGTAGGGATGCAAATGGTGAGGCTCATACTATATCAAAGTTTCTTGATTTCCTTGATTGATAAGTCCTTTTGCCTTGATCCCACGCTAACTTACTATTCTCCCTATCGTAGGTCTTATCCCTTTTATTCTTACCGTTAACGTAGTGGTTATGGGCAAAAACTAAATCAAAAGCCTCCACATAACCCCCTATCCTTTTAGCACATTCGGTAATATCATTATCGGCAAACATGGAAAAGTAGTGCGGATGGTATATAAAGCCAAACTTTAAGTAAAACTCCTTAGTGATTATGGGTAAAGTACATACATCATTCTGAATGGTATCGAATACATGAAGGAGTTCAGTCTTTGAAGTGTCGAGCCTTTCCTTTATAATGGTATCCCAACCTTGAGGACATGAAAAGTCATCGCTAACCACTACCAATATATCTCCGTTTGATTTCTTAGCCCCTTGATTGACCGCATCGACAATAGATCGGTTTGGAAAGATTAAGGTCTTGATGTTGCAGTCTTCAAAAGCATCGTTATAATCTCCAATGGTATTATCTGAGGTGTCGAGGCTTAGAATATACTCGATGGACTTGGCATCGTCAGCCTTTTCCATCCATTCAAGATAGGCTTGTTTCGCCATCTTAGACCTCCATCTAGAGGGGTGAATAATTGTTATCATCGTATAGGTTTTATTTATCTTTCCAATCCTGACAAGCTAAACTAAGTGTATCGCTTCCAACCACATCAAACTCATTAGCCCATTCCTTTATCGCTAGGCGAAGGTACTTGTTCCCGTTAAGTGATTCACGATGCCATGCCGATATAAAGTAACGGATGCCTTTGGGCGAGGTGATCGATCCCATCATATCGGGGTGCTTATCGGTTGCTTTCTTTGGGTTGTTAAACAATATCCCACGCCCTGCTTCCGAATGATTCTTTCCGCCTGAGTTCCTCCACCCTGCAATACTATACTTACTCGAATCTGTTGTAAGTTGACCTCTGTAATCAGGTGCTTTCTCATTGCCCCTTTTATCGTTTAGGAATAATGCCCCTAAGTTACTTTTATCATCCATCGCTATATCTTTGCCAAGTTTCTAGGCAAATATATTAATTTATCTTAATGCCGTAATGCATGGATAATAATATTTGAACATCATTTAATCCATAAGCAGTATAATAGTGCCATCTACTTTGTATAAAAATACGCTCCCATTCTCGCTGACTATCACTCATTCTGTTTTTTCCTACCTTTAATTCAATACATAAACCTGCGTAAATTCCAGTTTTAGTAGGGTTAACTATAATAATATCAGGCACTCCCGACTTCACGCCCATCCTTTTAAACTTTGCGCCCTCCCTTGCATTTCGCTTGCCACCATTAGGCACATGAAACCAATCTAAGCCACTTGCATCCAAAAGCCTTGCCACCGCTATCTGAAAGTCATCTTCTGATCCTATCCAATTATCTGCGTTCTGTGGGATTTTCTTAGGCTTGGTAGCCTTAGCCCTTACCTTATCTCCTAAAGTTGAACCAAGCGCATCCAATGAGCCTCCTTTGGCTTTTACTTTGGCTTGTAGCATATCTACTTCTGATTTTTTCATGATGTTAACATTTTCTTGCAATATTCTTGGACTACGAATTTACGGCATTCATGTTGAACTGTGTTATCAGAACTCAAATTATTAAAGTCCATCGCCTTACCGATTGTTTGGGCTGAAAAGCGACCCGTAGTAGCCTCAGCCCTACCAAGTGATTTAAACCTATCGTAAATCTCAATCATCCTTTCCTTTGGGTAGTCGGTCAGCCTGCCATCATCCAACAGAAACTTAAACACTTTGCCCCAATCCCAATAAAGCGGTACGGTCTTTTCGCTCTTCAGCCATTTTTCAAGTTCAATCCAATAAGCCCTGCCATGATGGTAGCCTAAAGCCTTTTGAGTTGATGGGGGTGAAGGTGGTTGAATCTTTGCTTTCTCCCTTAAAATTTCAGCCTGCTTTTTTTCTTCGTAAAGTTTCAAACATTCTGAAAGATAGTCGATTGAGAATTTACCGTAGTGAATTACTTTAGGATTCAGTTTTCCGTAGTGGTTCATTTCGCAGGCTAGATAAAGTTCTTCGGGTGCGTACTGAGGATAATACTTTTTAATACCATCTACCCAGTCGCAAACTTGAGATACACTTGGGAGAGCATCTTCAGTTAACCCTATCATGTGGCAAATCCTTAAAATAGTTTTACCAATAGGCTCTTCAGGGTTCGGTATTTCACGAATCTTTTTGAATGATTGGGCGTTAATTATCGGGTTGACTTTTAAAGAGTTCTCCGTATTTGTCTTTATAGACATCGATGGTAGCTGATTGTTTTGATTTTGATTGTCCATTTTTATTGGTTTTGTTTGGTGAGAATAATCCTTGATAACCGTTAGCGATTGAGTTGTCAACTATATCCTTTGCTAGTTCAATTTTATCGCCTGACATTTTTTGAAGTTTTTTTAATGCTTTAGGTAGGCTAATAGGTTTAAGAGGTTCTTTTATTACTTTTCGATAATTAATCCATTCATCCATTAAATCGTACCAATCGCTATTTGTTTCATTTTTATCTTTATAGTAATTATCTAATTCTTTATTAGTGTCCATCCGTTGTCCATCCGTTGTCCGCCCGTTGTCCGTTTGTTGTCCACTTTGCTGTCCAACTTGTTGATGTTTACTCCAATTAAGTATTGATATTAAGCGACTTGTGGAGGTTTTTTGTTGTCCGATTTGATGTTCACTTTCAAAGCACTTTAGTATTCTCTCGATGGTTGTTTGTGAAATTCCCGTTTTTTCAGAGAGGGCTTTTCTTCCCGTTATTAATTGACCTGATTTTAAAGTAATGGTCTTTCCGTTCCAAAAATACTCCCTATCATCATGGCTTGCCATTAAAAGAAGAACCACCCAAAGTTGAACATATTCAGCCTTCTTAATCCATCCTTTATCTAATAGCGACCTATGTAATTTTATCCATCCTGCCATAAATTAAGAAACCCCCATCATTCAATAGTAGGTAGAAGCTACGTATTGAACTCAAGGGGCAATGTTTTTAAGTGAAGGCACTTCTACTACCTTTCGATTGCAAATATAATATCTTTAATTAACTTCTGCAAGTTGTAATGTAACCGTTGGCAAGTTCACCACGCTAATCCTATACATAGGATGCGAAATGATGGTGTCAAGTATTCTTGCCCTATATGACCAGTACATCGCATTGGCTCTGTTCTGACTATCGAAACCATTCTTACTATTAAGATGGTCAAAAAAGCATTTGACATGATAGTTATAGTTCTCTCTAGTCATTGCGCCTATGCCAAATTCCTTGTGGAACTCTTTCAAGGCAATATAATTGTTGTTTTCAATTAGTCTATTAATCCTTTCTTTACTTGGTGCTGACATCATGTTTTATAAGTATTAAGGGGCGCTACTGGCATCCACCCCGTTCGCCAGCCTAACGAAACTTACCACAGTAAACGTTAAGATTTTTTATAATAATGTTGTCCACTTTTTAATTATTTCATCCTCTCGTTTAAGTTTATTCTTAAATAGAATTTGATCTTTATTATAATTAAATTCATTATCTCTTTGCCAAGTAATATTACCCTCCCAATCACAAAGCAAAATTCTCTTAACCATATATTTGTTTGCACCAACATCATCAGTATCACCAAACCTGCTCCATTGATATTCAAATATACGTTTTAAATCAGAATGTATTGAAGACAAAAGAAAATCTTTATACTCTTTCCATGTATTGAATCTTTCAGGTAATTCTTTGATTGAATAAATCAAATTCTCTTTACCATAAATAGCAGCAGTATGAACTCCGTGTAGTCGTTGCTCTAATTTATCATAAGTGTCAGGCTCTAATTCTTGTAGATCGGTTAAACATCTAAATGCTTTTTCATGAACTAAATTAGATACTCTCATTGTACGAATATTGTGACCCAACATATACATCTTATCATAGATTTTATTATACTTAAACCCTCCATCAATTAAATATTTCCACACATCTTTATAACGCCAATCAATAATAGGATAAGCACGATGGGGCTCATTAATTCTTCTTAACCAAAATAGTTCAGAATCTTCGCCAAACATTACAAATCTTCGGTCGGGACTTTCCTCTGCCCTTAGCCCTATAATAGAAATGCTTTTACCTTCGAGTTTACGAAGATTTTGACCTACCCATAGATTAAACTTGTGAAACCGTTTTGGATATTTATTTTCGATTAAGTGAACGGCTAAATTATTTTTCTGTCTTACCCATTGTTCTCCTTCGCCCCACGCCCACAAAAACAATTGTTGGTGACTGGATGCGTTTGTCATAAATATAGGCACTTGATACCATAGTGGAATAACATTTGTTTGCGACATACACCACTCAACAAAATCAATCGTTGCACCGTATTCCGCCTCTTGATCTTGGAAGTAAACAATAAATTTTCTATCTCTTTTCTTAGCCTCTTCGTTAAGTAAATGAAATAACACCGTACTATCTTTACCTCCCGAAAAGGAAAGTTGAATATTATCGTAGTTGTCAAAAAGAAAAGATATTCTTTTATGAGTAGCCTCTAGTACATTCTCAATTCCTCGTACTGATGTCCTTGCCATAATTATAATTGGTCGTCAATATCTTGTTCAATATCTTTAATTTGCCTTTCGATTGAATAGGGTACTCCTTTAATTTCAGAAGCAATTCCCTTTAAACCGATCAACCTTTGAACTTCTTCTAAAGTCATACCTAATTCCTTCATTATTTTTAATTCATCCCATCCATCTTTTAGCATTCCAACCAATGAGGCTTGTAATTCTACCTCATGTTTTCCTCTTGCTCTATTATGGCGAATCGTTGAAGCCATGCGGTCACTAATATCCTTTTCAATTACAGATACTGGAAGCATTCCATTTTCACGCTCATAAATATTCTTGTATAATCGCATGATTGAATACCGATGAAATCCATCTACTATAATATACCTATCTCTTTCAGCATCGTAAAAGCAAACGATTGGCATTGTATATCCATCGCACTTTATACTCTGGTAAAGTAGTTCCATTTCTCGTTTCGCTACGTGGTTTGGATTGTAATCGTTCGCTTCGATCTTATATATCGGTACTGCTATAACGTTATACACAGGGCTTTTAAATTCTTTTTTCATAATTCTTTTTTGATTTGCTCAACGCCTACTTGCTTGAAATAGTCTAGGAGTGATTGTTTTTTATTTATGTTTTCGTTTATCATTTTTTCTAATCCCACGTTTCCAGTCATTGAATAGTAGGTGCAATCTAATTCTTGACCCGTGCGATATGTTCTAAATCTACTCTGTATCATCTGGGAGTAGTCGAAGGTCTTATCAAAGTAAATCGTAGTATTGTAGTCCTGCAAGTTAAGTCCGAAAGAATGCATCCCATAGCTTAATACTTTTATGTTAGGATAACGCTTATTTATTTCCTCTCGACTTGCGATGTACTTTGTATAGATCAATACTTTTGACTTATCAACTTTTGACAATATTTTCTCTAGTAGTTCAAACTTTCCTTCTGATAGGCAATAGTCATGTTGCATCTTTTGAGTTAATTCTAAGAATATGTTATTATTCAAGAATTGCAATTTCTCATTATTAAGATACTTTTCTTTTATGAACTTATAACGCTCCATTTCTTCCTCTGAAAGTTCATACGATTCATCTTCATATTTTTGCTTCACGCTAAGAGATAAATCACACTCGTAAACATAGTGAGAAATCATCGAATATAGATGCTCTACGTTGTGATACTTAGAGATAAATTCCTTTGTAAACTCCATATATCCAATGCGCTTGGTTATGGTCGTGTACTCGCAGAAAGTATTCTTAAATTCAGATAGTCCCATGTTGAGAATCTTAGGACTTAGGAACTCGAATTGCGACCAAACATCTAGTAAATTCCTTGTCAATGGTGTACCGTTCAAGATCAATTTATAATCACAAAGTTTTCCTAGTTCAATAATTCTTTTAGTTCTAATTGCTTCGAAATTCTTAATCTTCAATGATTCATCCACCACTAAGAAGTAATTGCCCTCTGTGAGTAATTTGGTGACCTCTAAGTAAACCCTATTGCTACTACTTAATGTTTCTATTCCTATGATGTGAACGTTAGCCAACCCGCCCCATTTCTCAATCTCAGCACCTATATTGGATTTGTTTTGAAACGGCGTAAGCCAAACCAACCCATCACACTCAACCGATTTAATCAACTCGTAGGCGGTGCGAGTCTTTCCCGTTCCCATCTCCATAAATAAAGCACCTACCTTGTACTTTTGAATCTTTTCGATTGCTATTATTTGGTTATCTAATAAGGTCTGCATTTGGCTTCGATTGGATAGTTGTTATCGTTTCGGGTACGTGCTTAATTACAATTTCGGTTGCATCCTCTTCGCATGGTGCTTGTCCAAATGCTTTCTCGAATAGCCATGTTGGGACGCTCATATTTCCACCTAGTTTTTTATTTAGGATAAAATTAAAGCAAAGTTTCTTCGGAAACCAATGTTCTTCGTATCCGATTTGAAGAAGGAAAGCCTTATCGGTTTCCCCCTTCAATTTATCGAATTTAATGTACGCTTTAGTAATCATAAAGCGGTAATTTTTACAAATCTTCTCAATAGATTCTTTTCTCCAACAGTATCGAATTGAATCAAAATCATATTGTCATCCAAGCCCTTTACCGTGCCTTCGCCAAATGTGTTGTGCTTGCAGCGACCACCTTCTTTAAAATCAACCTGAACAACAATAGGCGTAGAGTGTACATATTCTTTTTTTGCTTCTAAAATCTCTGAACGTGGAATGTAATTTGATTCATCAATTGTTTCCTCCTCGTCTTCGCCATTAATAATATTATCGATTCTATTTTCCAATGATGTTATGATCTCCGCTTGTTGTGACTTAATCCATGCCATTGGCTGACTTGGGCAATCAATGTAACAAGATACTCCGAATGTTCCATCTTCACGCTGATAGATGTACGTCTTTGTGGACATCTTCTTAGTGTTCCATCCTGCATCTACATAGATGCGCTTCATTTCGCCTTTAATCCAAAGTTTACCTCCGATCTTCTCGGCTAATTCTTCAATGCTGATTGTTGCGATTGTGTTTTCCATTTGTGGTAAGTTTTATGTTGTGCTTCGCTGCATAACGAGGCCAAAGATAATACAAATGTTTTTACTAAAACAAGTGATAAAACTAAACTAAATCACAATTGATTGATTTTGTAGCTAAAAACTTTTTTAAAAATATTTATTTGTTTAATTTAAAAACATTGGATTATATTTGCGACAAAATAATAGATATGATACATTCAGTTATAGATTTAAAGAAGTACCGCCGTGCAATGGGATACGGGGATTTTAAAGCCGTTAAATTACGACTAGAGGCTAAAGGGGTGAATGTGAGTAAAACCGCAATAACACAAGTATTACAAGAGGTGTATTACAATCAAACAATACTAGATGAAGTAGCCTCATACCTAGCTGAACCCAGTACACCCAAAGAGGGGAAGTAAAAATATTCGATTTGATTATCAAACAGTTACGAGAAATACAAATATTTTACTTGGAGTTGATAAAAACGTTTGTATCTTTACACAATCAAACACAGTATAACTCTTAAAAACTAAGAAAATGACACAAGTAGAATCAATTCAAATGAACATCCACAATTCTAGGTTGGAATTAAACAAGGCTCGTAGAGTTGTATGTAATAATGAAATTCAAAAACTACACATTCAATCTACAATAGATTTTTATGTTAACGAATTAAAGACTTTAACATTCTCACTTAATTGCGCAATCAAACAACACTAGCCATGCCCGACCCTAAAGAATTTGAAGAGGAAGAGATCGACCCTCAAGAGGAAGATCGAGATAACGATTACGATTATCAAAACGAAAGAGAATCTAACTTTAATAATGTTTGGAAATGATAACCTTCACAGACTTTGACAGATGGATGAATTGGATGCTCAATAGCGATCTTGAGCCATCGATATACATTAGTAAAGAAAATAATATCTACTACGTTTTAAAACCAAGAAAATGAACCCAGTCACCCAATCCCTAATGTTACTACTAGCATTCTACTTAGTAGCCAAGTCAATGATTTATATTTATAAAACATCGAAATGAAACTATCCACAGAAACAAAAGAACCTTTAATGCTCTGCATAGATGCAAGGTTGCAACAGATCAAAGAGTCGGTTCAATCCGACTTCATCAAAGAATCTGAACTCATAGATATTGTACTAATGTGCGAATCACTTGGGCTTTATGACAAGGCTAAGGAGATCGATTCAGATAGACGATTTGTTTACGAAAACAACTAATAACTAACAAGAAAATGGAAACAGAAAACAACAATTGCCCTGACCTATGGACATCACCCGAAACCGATAAGATTTATTCGGCTCTGCTAAAGTTCCACGCCAACCCACCTGCCATCGCAAAGGAAGGCGTTATAGCCATGCATGGTAAAGATCGGAAGTATATTACCCTCGATACGATTATGCACGCAGTGCGCCCTTCTTTAGCTGAAAAAGGAATGTTCATCACTCAGCACCTTGCAGGGGATTCGCTAACCACCATGATAATACACGAAGGCGGTCAGTTCATCGCATCACGATTCCCATTCCAAACGATGAACGGATCGGGAACTAACAACCTTCAGAACTTGGGAGGAGGATTGACCTACCTACGTAGGTACGCTATCTCAGCCATTCTAGGCATCGCAGCCGATGAAGATAACGATGGCGAAGGGTCTACTATTGAAAAGAAAACAAGTACCCCTAAAGACCCGAATGTTAAAGAACCTGAGAAGTGGTTGAATAGTACGGATAAGGCGGGTAACATCACTCCCGAATGGACTAACTTAATGAAAGGCATCTCAGATGCAAAAATCAATACTTTGGCAGATGTTAGAAAGTATTACAAGGTAAGCAAGGTAGTAGCTGACGAGGTTAATAAAGCATTAGGACTATGAGCAATCACCCAATAGAGATTGATGATGCGGTCATGTATGCCGTACCATCTAAGGCGAAGGCAAAAGAGATGGTCGATAGGTTGGTTGAGATGGTTCAGAGCGGGATGACAGACCCTCTCACGATGCTTGTCAAGTTAAAGTTTGCCCAATCCATCATAGCCGATACCATAGAATCCATTCAACCCAATTGTGTGGATGAGGCAAGCAAGTACCACAAAGGCGAAGACATTAAATTGTTAGGGGCTGAATTGAAGGTGAAGGAAGCGGGTACAAAGTATGACTATTCAGGATGCGGGGATATTGAATATAATGAATACGAGGCGAAGGAGAAGGAGAATGCAGATGCTAAGAAA